TCGTGATAACCGACTGTGTAATGTCGCTGTTGAGTCAGGGGCATGATCTTTCAATCCCGTACTATGCATATATTTATAGATTTTTAGTAGTAACAAATACTTATTAATGTTTCCATCTGCTAACAAGTAATTCCACAGATCCATTGATATTCCTAGCTTCGCTCTCTACGACATAACCTTCTTCTTTAGTTTGCCTTTTTATTTTTTCTATAGCATACTGTTGTGTCAGCTTATCAATAAATCTACTAACAGGTACATCAAGATCCCAAGTGTCTTCTTCAGTAACTAACTTATAATGTTCAGTGTTATCACACCACTTGAATCCAATGTCAGGTGCGATAGCAACACAAACATTCCATTGTTTATGCTCATGTCCTACTGGATTAACCAATAAAACATTTTCTTCTGTCTCATGGCCTAAAGTATTCAATGCACTTATTAGTGACTCTTTACATTTTAATTTGGTTTTGATTGTGCTGAAGTGTGACATTTTTCTGTTGATAGTATTCTGCTTTAGATTCTTTAAAGTAAACTGACCCAAGACTTTCTTCTATATCTGATGTGAGTTTCTCACATGCATCACCATACAATCCAAGAACTTCTTCTGTTACAGTGCCATCTTGTGCGATGGTAAATTTTATTGTTTCTTTCATTTTGATATCTTTTCTGATCCTCCACCAAAATTACAACTAATATCAGAATCACAATTCTCAGAACCACCTACAGAAAATGGATTATACCTGCTGGTAGCAATCTCATACATTTTCTCATGCATTGTCTTTTCTTTCTCTTTAGGTTTCATTTTTGGTTTTGGGTTTGTAACTGAAGTTGGAACCTCCATAAATTCAGCAGGGAATTCTTCTTGATCTTGAGGTTCATATTCAGAAGGTGCTGTGTCCTCCCAATCAAATCCACCTTTATCCGTTGCTATTGGCATAACATCATGTGGATGTGGTAGATCATCGAACCATTCACTTGGATCAACTCCTAGATTATTCCTCATTGTTTTTTCTTATTTATTACTCGTGTTACACATACCTTGATCGCAGAGTTTATTTAATTTATTAATAAGCTCTTCATACTGATCCCACATATATTCAGAACCAGTGTTCTCTTGGTACAACTTACATGCAGTAACTAAACGAGCAACGTCTCCTTCATTTAGTCTCATTTTCACAAAATATACTACATGTAATTATAACACTTATGCTGATACTGGGTTATTGTTTATGTCGTGACGCTGATACGCAGCAGGTGTACGTGTAGTATTGTCGTGATTCCTTGCTTGAAATGTACCAGGTGTTCTAGTGTTATTGTTATAATCCTTAGCAACATAATCACCATTAAAATTCTTATAATTTATTTGAGTCCATCCCTCATTACCTGAGAAATGATTAACTGTAGTACTTGCTGGTTGAGGATCAGATAACGTATTATCGTAATCGCGTCTAGCGTAATCCATATTCTGTGCCATTAGCGTTTACCACCTCCCATTTGTTTTAACATTTTTTGTAACTCTGATGTGCTACCAACAAACATAGCATTGTTAGTAACTTTACTTGGACCTTTCTGTTCTTCATCAAGATCCTTCATCTTCTTATGTAGGTCAGCAAGCTTGTCAGTCATGTCTGCGACTTGCTTCATTGCGTTAGTAGCAACCTCATATGCTCTTGGATGGCCACTCTCTTGTGCAACTTCTAATGCTCCATTAACCGCTTCTGTACCCTTGTCAATCAGAGAATATAATTGACCACGGGTATACTCATAATCCTTTTCACGATCCTCTGAAACATCTTTCAGTTGATCCTTTCTGGTAGTACAACCACCTTCAGGAGTATCTGAAACTTCAATGTTCAGAATATTCTCCATATTTTTCTCTAGTTCATCCATGATTATAAGTAGGTAATACCTTCATTGAATCCAAAATCATCACCTGGATCCACTAATACATCATCAGCAGCATCAATGTTACCATCTAAGTTAATATCAGTCTTAGCCTTAGGAGTATATTGTCTCTCTATAGTTCTTCTATTAACAGAAAGATCACCAAGTGTCTCGTAAACAATAGCTTTCTTAATGATATCAGATGAGCTGTAAGGACCGTAGAAGTATGTCTTACAGGTAAATTGCATTGTATAAGTTATATATCTTCTCTCAAGGTAACTTCCATCCCATGAGTCATCATAGTTTATACCATCTAATACTATTGCTATATCACGTTTCTCATCCATATCAGGAATCATGTTCAACGTAATAGAGAACGATGGCTGAAAGTACGGCAATATTTGCTCAGTAATCTGTAATGCATCATCCTGTGACTTAGCAATAACACCAAGTTCAAAACCTAAGTTATAAGGTACAGGAACATACTGAGTCTTCACCTCACTTCCATTATCTTGAATAATTGTTTTATATTTTTGAATAGGAGAAGTCTTACGTGATCCATCATATTGAATACTATTCATCTCGAAGTAGAGTCTAGGAAGAGTAATTGACATCTTCCTTGTAATATCTGGAGTCTCTTCAAGACGAGCTAAGAATTTCTCTCTAGGGCCATACGCTAGAGGAACTTTAGACTCCTCAATAACATCGCCAGTACTAGGATCTTTCTTCTTCAAACTAATGTTGTTGAAGAGAGTACCAAAAGCAATAATATTTTTACGAGTTATCTCGTTATAAAAGTGTGATCCTAACATCAAATACTCCCTGTAAAGTTACCAAATTCACCGAAGGGATTACCTTCGCTCCAATCAATTATATTGTCAGCAGCATCTTCAATTGCCCTGTTATCATCATACTCACTATTTGTATCCTGTAGAGTATCAAAGGTTGAAACAACCCAGACTGCACTACTACTGTCTCCAGTGAGTGACTCTCCAGTAGCAAATGTACCTGTACGATTTATAACCTGAATAATCCTAGTAGAATTATCCCAAGACTTAACCTCTGCCTCAGATCCAGATGTAGCACCTGTTACCTTCTCACCTACTGTAAAGTCTCCTGTACCACCTACACCCATTGTAAGAGCAATAGCACTAGAGAATATAGTTTCTAGTTGATCTATCTCAGCAACACCAGTAGATATGTCATCACTACCATACTGATAAAGCTCACAAGTCATAGTATAAAATTGGAGTTTACCAAACTGATAGAATGGTATCTCCTGTTGTACGAATTTTATTTCATACAAATCTTTTGTTAATGGGAAGTACAGAAGATCTCCTTCGTTTGGTCTATTAGTTACTGTCAGAGTAGGATTATTAGCAGCAACTGCTTCATCCCATCTACGACTAGAGACTCTGAATACTACCTCATCTGTTATTCTTACACCAAACTGACTGACAAATTCTGCACCATCTCCAAATCCCTCTACATTTTGTAGAAGCATTTCTACTTGAAACTCATCCTGATATTTGTTATAGACAATATCATCTAACGTATTATCTTTCAAGATAGTTCTTGGTAGATAATAGATATCAGTACCAAACATCTTGATCTGTTCATCGACAAGATCTTGATACAGAGTCTGCTCACCAGCATCTCCTGCGTAATAAGTTGGAAAGTAGGGATTAGTAGCCATGTTAACCTATCATATCCATTGGTGGAAGTGCATACTTACTGAGAACTTCACCTTCTATCATCCTTAAATCAGATTGACCATCTTCAAATATCTGTCTACCATTAAGTGTTACACCGCCAGGTAATTTAACATCATTATATTTGATCAAGTTTTGACCCCACTGTTTCTTCATAAGAGCAGTAGCATATCTTTTCACAAAGATATCATTATACATCTCAGTAGCATCAGTTGGATCTAACAGACGATGACACTCAATTAAGAGGTGTTGGCCTGTTTCAAGAAAGTCCTTATCAATATCTAAGTACAGACGATCACGACGTTGTGTAAATCTGAACTGTTGGAAGGAACCATTATTCAAAACCATATCTAATGTTTCAAGATATTGCTTTGTCATATAATAATTAAGAATATCAAGTGATCCAAATGCATATAAGTCATTCAAGAACATTCGATATTCGATACCAAAAAGATTGGAACGGATGGAGTTACCAACCATTCCAAATACTTTACTAACACCAACTACATGAGATGGTACTGGTATATAATTTGTTGATTCATTCCAAGTGGTTGTAACAGCACCTTCTGTGACAGTAGAATCTGTCCATGCAGCAAGACGAGTTTTATCATCAGCAGTTAGTTCATGCTTTAGATAACAACGCTCCATGCCATTATAACAATTCTCCTGAAAGAATTGAAATGTGTCATCAATTACGTTATTGACTTGCTCATCATCAATGTTGACCTGTAGCACAGGTTCACCCAATTGCCTCTTACAATAAGTTATAAGATCGGCCTTACTTGCAGGTGATGCCATTATTAACCTATATTACCTTCCTTCTTATTTAGGAAGGAGCATCTCCCGTAGATTCTGGAGCTGCTGCTGGTGCTTCATTTTTGGTCTCAGGATTAAGAAGATCAATAGTTTCTAATCCACCAGTCAATTTGGTTTTATATTCTTTTGCTTTCTCTAGATTTAATTCTAGTTCTCTTATCTGAGCATCAGTTTTCTCGATTTGCTCAGTAAAATTCTTTTTCAATTCTGCTGGATCCATATCTAATCACGGTATAAAGTTATAGTTTATCACAAATCTAGAATTTTGTGTAGGTTTACTGCTTGCGTGGAAACGCAGGCCATCAAAGAATACACAACGTCCTTTCTTTGGTGAGACAGTAGTATTTATACCATATTCTCCAACGGGATCTCCATACATCTTCTCACTAAAGTACGTATCTCCGTCACTGTCATTCACATAATAAAGACATACATTATGAAAATCTGGTATGTCAACATGCATCTGATCATACTCATGCTCTCTAACTCCAGGTGTTTGTAGGAAACATCTCGCACGCAACACCTTTGAGATATTTAATTTTGCATTATCACATGCTTCATATACAAGTGGCATTAATAATCCACTGAAATCACTACATGATTCTCCATTAAGAATAAACATATGAGAGAATCCTATCAGTTGATGATCACCATCCTCTACAAGGTTATCATGGTAAACCCATCTAAAGTCAGTATTAAACCTAAGAGTATCCTCTACTGTATTTTGATATGACTTATCAATACAATCATCAATAATGCTCTTCATCTGGCCCCTCCACATCCCATGCAATATTACCTGCTACAGTTATTCTTTCTTTATCTGTAGAGTAATAAGGATATACAGCGTGCATTGCAGTTGCAGGAAATAAAATAAGAGTACCATTCCATGAACTATCTAATGGTAATACTGCTTTCTCTATTTGTAATCCTCCATTACTCATATGAGCATCTCTTTCATCAGGGCCATATGGTATATCAACAAAAATAACAAAACTAGCAATACCAGCATGAGTATGACATGGATTATATTCTCCTTTTTTCTGATAGTTAACCCATAAACTCTTAAGTTTCATATACCTAGTTGGATCCTTACAAGTATGAAACTCCCAAGGACATGTCAAATATATGTCATTCCATAACTTATTAGTATTGAATAACAAATAATCTTCTAAATCTGGACACTCTAATTTATGATCATTTAAACTTGATTGTTGATCTAAAGCACCTGCTAACTTCCAATTATAATCCCACACCTCATCATGTCTTCTCTTCTCACAGTAAGCACGAAGATCTGAATATATTGGTGCTGGCATCTTCTCTGCAACAAAAGTTAAAGCCTCTTGTTTTTTAATACTATCGTCCATAATACAAATCTGCACTTAGTGAGTAACGTTTTTCATTGTCCATTCCTCTACCTGGTATATGTGGAAGATTAGATGGAAATATAAACCAAGTTAACATCTTATTTGGTAAAAAATATGATGGCCTACCTGGCATTGGAAACATTGTAGTTCCAGATGAGTTTGTAAATTTTAGATACATTATACCAGAAAGTGTGTATGGATTCTCACTATTATGAGCGTGCATATATGGTTCTTTACTATTTCCTTTCCAGTCAACATATATCCAAGAATTTATTTTAAAATCAAATACATCCATATCCCAATATCTAGAACATGAATCATAATATGACCATCTCAATTTCTGAATTACTGGTAGATCATAATCTAAAAAATTATCTTCTGTCTTAACAACAGTAGGATTATTTTGGTATCTAATATTATCAATAAAATCTATCAGAGTATCTAACTCATCATTATCTAATTGACATGGATATTCTTTAATACCTAATACCATTTTCTAGTTGTCTGACTTATTATATGAGAATGGATCTTGGGATCACAAAAAGAAAACGCAATGGTTGTTCTTATATCATTCCCAATTAAATCATTAGGAGGATGTCCTTTGTGTTCCCAATTAGAAGGAATAAATGCACCTGTATTTGGTATGTATGGTGTGTAATGATAAACACCATCAGGACTTTGAGCAACAAACTCACCACCCCATTCTATATTCCAATAATGTTGATTAAAATAAATGAATGTCCATACATCATCTTCCTGAAAATCTCTATGAAATACTGTATCCTGTCCAGCAGTTTGTCCATTAACATGTATCTTACATAACTTTAATGGCCTTCTAAGATGTTTCATCATCTTTAACTTAACTGTAGTAGCACACTTTTCAAAAATTAAATCTGTTCTTAATGGATGTTGCCATGATATAGGATCACCCTTTCCATAAGATGCATTATTATATGTCCATGTTGCAAGACTATTGATAGCAGGTGACTTACGATCAAAATAGGGATACAATGCATCTACCTCATCCCTTGGAAGAACGTCATATATTACTATTGGTTTATTCATGCTCCCCACCATATCCATCCTGTAAGAATATATTTTTCATGTTCTTCTGATATCTGTCCTCTATGTTTGTGAGTTAAACAAGCAGGAAATATAACTGTATTACCTTTCAATGCTCTCACAGTATAATCTTGATAGAAGAACTCTGTACCACCATTAGGAACATCATTCAAGTATGTGATATAAACAAATGCTCTATCACATCCATCTAAACCAGAACCATCTACATGCCATGTATAGAAACCTTCTCCTGGCCTATAGTATTGTATCTGAGGTAAATTCTTTTTAACAAATTCTATATTCTCTATTTGTAATGTTGCAAGATAATCATCAATAAACCCATCTAATTCAGTATGATATAAATCATACTTAAAATCATCTGGTTTACCAAGTTGTCCAGCATCATCTAAAGAAAAATCTGTACTCCTTTTAATATCAGGAATAATACTTCCACCACCTACTCTACCAGGATATGTTAATGCTTTCTTATCTCCTCTATTAAAGAGGTCTATCATAGCATCACAAATGGTAAGATCCTTTAATTGATATTCTCTAATAAATTTCATTTATATGGAGGCCCCTGTACCCATCCTACTAAAGATTTTCTACACCCAGAAGTAACTTCTCTTACTCTATGTGGTGTATCACCCATGAACATTATAACATCTTTTTTCTTCATTGGAATAACTTTCTTTTCATCAGCAAATAATTCAAACTCACCACCTTCAAAATCATCATTCAATAAGACAGTAAAACTTATCTTTCTTATTCTATTACTCTGTCTCTTACCTTGATACCAATTAGATTCATCTATATGCCAATCATAATAACCACCTACTTCATACAAAGTATCTTGTATAGGTTCAATAAAATCAATATCATAATTCCATTCACATTTTTCATTAGCAAATCTAACCATTCCATCCATTAATCCATAGAGACGTTCATCATCTATAAAACGAGATTTGGATTGTCTATTTACTTCATCGTAAGCACCAACCTTAGAATCTATTCCTTCAACTTTAGATAATTCATAATCATCAATAGGTTTATTATTACGATCCTTACCTCTAGCAGTTTTAAGTTGCTTCTCTATTAAATCAAAATATTCATCTTCCATTTTGATTATAATATATTGAGTTCTAAATGAATTCATTTTTGACAGACCATTATATGTACACCATTCCACCAACTATTAGGATCTTCTGGAATGGAAGTTAATATCTTTCTATCAAAGAGAACTTTTAATTCATTCTCTTTTACCCAGATATTTGCTGCTTCAACAACACCCATGAAATTAGCATCATCAATTACAATTATAAATTGATCATCCATAACTGTATAAAGATAAGTTAGATTATCATAAGTTGCTTGTGGATCATGATCGGCATCATAGAAAATAATATTTGCTTTCTTACCGTGGAACATTGGGAATTTAAGTTCCTGAATTGCCTTAGCATAAAAATGCTGATTAGGTCTCAATGATCTAAGAATAGTATTCTTAGGATTAGTCATTTGATAACCTTTATGGCCTAGAGTTACCTTCCCATCAGATTTAACATCTTCATCACGGAATGGTGATATATTTTCTTCTGAATAATTATCAATAGCAAATGAAGTTATATCATGTCCCATCGTAGCAGCAACAAAAGTACTACCAGCATGAACACCTAATTCCATATAAACAGCATCTTCTTTTGAACAAAGATTGTTTAAGAAGTGCCTTACTATATTTGATGATAGTCCAGGAATATTATATCCCTCTTCTATAAATTTACTTTCTCTTCTTACTGCTTTATCAATAGAATTAAGAACTAATTCAATATCTTTATCCATAGTTCTTTCATTCTTTTTCATCCTAGAATGGATAACTGAATCACAGTAGTTACAATCCCAACAATCAAACTTACAAGTCTTAATTTTATTTCGCCATATATCAATTGGTTTTTCTTCTAATGTAGTATCTTCAATATACTCATTAAACTCTGGATATAATAATTCTTCATCATCAGCCCATCTCTTGATAATCTCCATAGATTCCATTAGACGCATAGCATTCTCTCTACCATGCATCTTAAATACATCTATACCAAGATCAAGAAACTCTTGCCAGTCTTCTTTCCAAGGTGGAATAGTTGCTTGCTTTAAAGCATTAGCAGGATCTTTCTCATCCCATCCAGAACAAGAAACTCTACTAATAGCATCATTAAAATATTGTGGTTGTTGTTTACCTCTAACACTATTGTAATGATAGTGTTCTGGCATGATCGGACATCCACCCCAACACCACTCATTAGCAAGTAATGATATCTTAACTGGTTTACCTATATCAGCACAATATTCTTTTGCTTTCATGATGTGATTTAACTGATCACGATCACGCATTAAATCTCTATCAAGATTCACATAATGAAATCCTGCTTTTGCTAGATTAACTATCTCATTTGCTCTTGTTACTTCTCTGAGGATAGTATTTTTAATAAAGAGATCTGGAAATTCTTTTTGTATCTGGCCAGTCAATACCCATGTTGTATGAGGAAGAGTAACAATACGGATACCTGCTTCATACAATGGTTTAAAATTCTCAATGAAAATATCCAGGTTACTTTGGTTAGGTGTAACCTGGATATTGTTGAATGTTGCTGATAGAGGGATACCAGACTTTTCTGAAACGTAGAGGGCATTAAGAGTAGTTTCTCTTATGTCACCATCTATAACATCTCCCATTGCATCTTGTTCAAAAGGAGGCATACGACATGTAAAGTATATGTCGTAAAGATAATCTTTATACTGCTTAAGATATGGTATGAAAGATTGTTCTACAAAGTCTTCAGGTAACTTTGTATTGAGTGGTATCGAGAACATTTTCGCCATAATCTTTAATACATCTGTCAATGAAAATTTGCTCGTTATCAGTATTAACTAATAATGATTTGTTGCCTTCTACAATTCCTCGTAATGCAGCACGATCTAAATCTCTATTCTTATCTTCAAGTTCATATACATCATAAATCTTAAAGTGAATTATTGGTAGTAATTCTTCCCATCTTGGTGCTGATGCTGACCAAGTTGCTCCAGGACTATTTGCCATTTGCTTCTCCCTCTAACATACGTTTGTGTTTGATTTTTGGTTCTCCTTCTTTTAGTGAATGGAGCTGTCCTGTATATTTATGTGGCATAAACTTAGGCATTGAAATTCCATCCTCTGCTAGTTGCTGTTGAATCGCTGGAGCAAAGGTCTTTTGAATCTTATCAATACCTCCACCAATCATTCCTGAGAATTGGACTGCAACTTCTAGGGCCTTAACTTGATCTTCTTCTGGCATATCCAAAATAGAAGTCATGTTACCTGCACCTATTCTACCATAGGAAATAATATCCATAGCAGCTTGCTTACCCATTCTAGCAACCCAGTATAACCTCTCTTCATCCTCTTGCTCATTCAAGAAATATTCTAATGGATGCTCATCGTCAACATACTTGTTAACAATATCCAAGAAATATTTTAATTCTAATTCTGCTTGACGTAGTTTACGTCTCCAGATACCAATATCATAATCATTTTTTTCTAAATCAATCTGGATAAATCCAGCATCAATATCATCTCCACCTTCTGCCTCTACATTTTCAATAGAACGAAGGAATTTCTTTCTAAGTAATTCTGCTTTTCTAAGACTATGCCTATTTTCCATATAAGCATGATA